TATACAATAGTAATCTCCAATTGTTTTTTGAACAAGATCCAACAATCTTGATTTGCCGTTACTACCTTGTCCTGTAAATATATAGAATCGTTCTTGTGCAATACTGCCATCTATAATGCATGACAATACGTCAAGAACATAATTACGAACACTTTCCACTGTAAATATTTTGCTAAAGAAATCCATTATTTCACCAATCTCAGGAGACTCTGCACAATAAGGAACATAGTTCAATTTTGTTGAATGAAATATATAATCGTCTGGCATCCCATCTCGGAATATATGCATTTTTAAGTCATAAACACCATTTACGAAACCAATAAGATGCGATCTACTGTCTAGCAATTCGTCGAACTTTTCATCCATAAATAGACATCTTAGTTCTCGCATGATATTGTCTTTAAATGATGCATTTTTTAATTGAGTCGCAATTTTTAGACATTTCTTTGCTCTTTCAAGATTTATGTTCTTTTGTTCCTCGTCATTATTTCCATATGCTTGTATGTTATAATATCTTGATCTTTCCATAAATTTTACACAAATTTTGGTACTCAGAATAATTCTAAGAACTGACCCTTCTGTTGTGATCTTCCATCTATGTTTGTCTTTGTCATAATGATACCAAAGAGTTTTGTTAATTGTTTTAATTTCGTCTTTGTATATTGCCTGAACTACTCTTGCTATATCATAATGTGCTCCTTCGCTTCTTACACACAAATCAATCAAAGGAATAACAGAATCATTCATGAGTTCATCATATTTTTGTTCATTATCTTGTTTCGCCCACCATTTGAGAGTGCCTATACCCATATGATCTTTTCTCATCTTGTTCCACAACTTTTGACATTCTCCTTCGACATATGAACTTCCTATTTTAGAAAACTCAATCCAAGTATCTAGTAATCTATAATCGATATTTCTCAACACCCAACCCAAATTGATCCAATCATCATATTTTTCTGAACGTGAGTTACATAAGCACTCTAATACTAACCTTTTAATTATAACAAGTTCATCATCAGACGTATAATTTTTATTTATATTCAAAGATTTCGCAAAAATATTGTTCTGAATTTTATTTTTGTATTTTACGTCTATTGCAGGAAGAACGTGCTTAACATATTCGTCTATTTCATTGGTATGTTCTGAAATAATTGTCGTTGGATCGCATTTTTTTCTCATTGAAAATAGTTTGATAAATCCTATCTCATCGATTGCGGTTATATTTGAATTTCTCTTTGATATAATTCCATCTTTGTAATCGTAGATTTGTGTAACCCTGTAACAATCATTTTCTATTTTTTTACTCCCATACATCAACCAACAGTTAACATCAATAATCGCTTTATCAATAATAGAAGCATAATCGTTACAAATAGGAAGCGATTTCAGCATATCTGGACATACATCCAGAATTTTATTCCTTATAAAATGTTGAAGATTATTTGACCCTATGATATGAGGAAATACAATGTGAATACCGTCTTTGATTTTGTTTCTAAACTCCGAAGGTCTTGATTTCTCCATTACATATGCAACATTGTGCTCAATCGGTATATCTAGATATTTATTCAGAATATCGAAATATGTCTTGACGATGTTCTGAACATGATCAATGTTATACATACGCTGAATTATTTTTGTTCCATCAGAACTTTGAACATAACTGTTTTCATCCATAGCAAATCGGAAATCAAGATCAACCCTCATTGGACTTGGGTTGAGTGGTTTTTCAGTATAATGAAGATCAACACCGTTTGTCAATGCTTTGCCGTACAAATCAATAAATTCATCGTATTCTTCTTCCGGGATAAATACAGATGTTTTTGGATTTCCAAGACTGGTGTTGCTAAATTGCTTCCCCTTTTCTATTTTAAATTTGTTTATAAATATATTGAGGTCTTCCTGAATCCCCATCTCGGGTTTATATCTTAATATATATATATTAGTTTTATTTTAAATATTTTTCACTGTCAATTTTTGAATTTATCTCAAATATTTTCTTATGATTTTGGTATGGTAAAATGTGATAGTTTGTGAATTATCATGTCATCAGTCAATTTTTTTTTGTTTTCAATAATAAGGACAATGAAATATCAATACAGCAGTCCTGTGAATGAAATGAATAAACTACATTACACTACACCATCTTTGATGAAAATGATATCAATATGGAATTATCTATGTGATAAAAAAATTCCTAGTATTCAGACTCCTTCTGGAATGTACTCTGTATTGAACAAACATCTCTCAAAATTTTGTGGTGATAATAAATATTGGTTATGGTGCACTGTCTTGGAAAAATTGGCAGATAAAAAAGAAAAAAATATGTCAAAACTTCAGAAAATTAAAAACCAATTGAGAGGTATTTGTAAAAAAGATCTTAAACCAGAAAAACCAGAATCATGGTATAAAAACCCTAAAACTTGGTTATCAAATTACGATATTCAAAATGTTATGTCACAGTATGCAGCAGCACCAAGATACTCATATGCATTTTTAGGAGTTTTTCCGATCGATTTTGCCGTATCTAATACACAGGGTCAATGTTTATATTCTGATTTTTGTCACATTGATGTTAAAAAGTTTATCAAACAAAAAAAGAAATTTATTGGATTTATCACGAATCTAGACAAACACGATGAATCTGGATCACATTGGACATCTACCTTTATCTCAATAGATCCGACACTTGATTCTTATGGAGCATATTATTATGACAGTACTGCAGGAAAAATACCTTTTTATATAGTTTCTGTTCTAAAAAGTATTCAAAAACAATGTCGTGAAATATATCCTCATAAATCTTTTAAAATTAACTACAACAAAAAAAAGCATCAATATAAAAATAGCGAATGCGGTGTCTTCTCAATGGTATTTCAGATAAGATGGTTAAATAAACACATCGTCAAGAAAAATAAAACTTCATTTGAAGAAATTTTGAGAAATCCTCTTTTAACAGATGACACAATGTTGAAAATAAGAGATGAGTTATTTAGACCAAATGCTAAAAAAGAATTACTATCAATACAATCAAAATCTTAATATTTGTATTTAAACATTAAGTTAATATATACATATAAAATGGTAAGGACAACAAGTATTTTGATTCTTATTCTGTCATCAGTAAACGCATTTTTCAACATAAGACATTTAAATCCAATGTCCAGGCGTTTGAAATTAAGATCACCAATGCTTATGAACTATTTACAATCAATTGAAAATAATTCTTTTGTAAACAGAACTCGTGCTGTTTTAAAACCAAAACCTTTTTATCCAAAAGATCCTATTCCTCGTATCAGTTTTGACGAAATGTTTGTTCTTATCTTTAACACTAAACATATATTGATGTCATCAAACGCTGACAGAATTATAATTAACGATAATGGTACAAAAGGAGTGTACTATATGCCTTCTTTGATAGAGAAGTCAAAAATGGAATATCTGCTATCTCTTACTGATGTCGATATTACAATTGTAAATGACTATCCAACAAAAATGGATAGTCCAGGAGGAGAATATTACTGTTCACCGATGCATAATCTTTCTCTAAATATGAGCAGTGATGATATTGAAGATATCATGAATGGAATCATTAGAACAAACGAAGAATATGACTAGTAATATTTATTATTATTTTTTCCTATTTTGTTAGTAGGTGATTGAAATTCGATATGAACATACATTCTTTATATACTTACACAAGTAATGTTTATAATGAAAAAAATAAAATTTCTTCACTTATTGACAATACACTTTTGGTAGAAAACCATGTTATTCTTGATACTATAATAAAACATAATGATTCGATAGGTTCGAATAAAATATTAATTACGAACAATTCCGGTAAAATAATAACTTCACATATTGATGCATCGAATCTTGATTTTATAAAAGGTCTATCGGAAGACATTGAGGATTTATTCAATATAAAGAGCAAAACTATAGATACCTTTTTATCTTTGGAAAACGCATCAAATACAATGGCAAATCATATTAAATCAAGTAATATTTATATGGGAGATCAATTATATCATATAATTCAAACGTCATCAAACCAGTTGATTTCATTAAATATAAGTAATTTTGTTCAAGGAGAAACAAACAAATTTATAGTGAATGATGTCCATGACAGTGACTTAAATATATCAAACAATGTTATTGTTACAGGATTTCTCAATGTATCAAATGTAACAGAATTACAAAATAAAACAATATTAAATGAATCACTTATGGTTACCAATTCCAATGATACAACTGCTTTCACAATTCATCATAATAATAATAATTATAATATTGCAGAAATCATTTTGGATGCAAGTGGAGAAAGTGATATTTATATTTCAAGTAATGGAAGTATCGGAATAGGACGAGAACCAAATGAAGGTATTGATATTATAGGAAGTTTAAATTGTACTGGATTATATTCTAATTCGCAACCTTTCTCATATTATGGACTTTCTAATATACCTTCTGAATTTCCTCCAAGTGATCATACTCACATGATATCAGATATCGTGGGTTTAGAAGGAGAATTAGACCAAAAACATCCAAAGGTTTCTGAAATTGAATTTACCAACGGATTAATTACTATTGATGGTGACATAAATTTGACATCAGATGAGTATAATTACAAAGAAAATGGTAACGAATTGGGTAATAATTTGGATGCATCATATTGGAAAGAACCCCAGGAAATTGTTGTTGAAGGTGGAGTAAATAAACAAATAAAAACCGATGATACAACTGACTATAAATATTATATATTTCAAACAACAAGTGGTGAAAACTCTATAACTTTCACTGATCAAACTGTTTGTGATATTTTACTAGTTGGTGGTGGCGGAGGTGGTGGAGCAAATGGAGGTGGTGGTGGCGGTGGTGGTGGAGTAATTTTCGAAAGTTCTGTCGCTATGAAAGGAACATATGTAATTAATATTGGAAGTGGGGGACGTGGCGCAGATCAAGCAATTTCACGCGGATCCTCAAATGGAAACAATACAACTATTCTTGGTGATGGTAGAATTCTGTATGAGGCAATAGGTGGTAGTGGAGGAAGTGATAGTGGTGGTTCTGGAGGAGGTAGTGGTGCAAATGGTTATTCTGGTGGTAGTGGGGACACTGGTGTAGGTGGTGGTGGTGGTGGTGCAGGTGGCGCAGGCACTGATGCTGTTGCTGGTACTGCTGGAAACGGAGGAGATGGTCAAATAATTTCTATAATTACTCCATCATTGTATTGTGCAGGTGGAGGAAGAGGCGGTGCAACTACTGGGACTGTTGGTATATCTGGATTAGGAAGTGATAATTACGGTGGAGGAGGAGATGGTGGAAATGATATAAACGAAGGCATATCAAATGGAAAAGACGGTGTTGTTATAATTGCAATTAGACAACAACAAATTAAAAAAGAACATGTTGTAATAAACAAAGACTCTCTTTTATTGAGAAATTTGTCTTCGAACATTATGGTAAATGGTGCAAATCCATATCCTATGACATATACTACAACAAATACAGGATCAATTTATGAATTTCAACCTGGATCAAATTCAATAAGATTTCCAACAGATACGGTATGTGATGTCTTGTTAGTTGGTGGCGGTGGCGGAACAAGTAATTTAGAATTTGGACAAAAAGGAAATCCTGGGAATTTGATTTATTCTACAGATGTAACAATTCCCGCAGGAGATTATGAAATTATAGTAGGCGATGGTGGTATTTTAGGGAAAGATGGTGAAAATACAACAGCATTTGGTGCAACTGCGATGGGAGGTCGTGGAATGAATTTAGGAACGAGATTACAAAATAGTTCGAATATTATTTTAGAAGATTCCTTATTAAAACCAGATGCCGATTATTCAATATCTGACGTTTTACTCAACAATAATTTGAGAGTGTGGTACAAGTTTTCCGGACATAATGGTTCTCGTGACAGTTCTTCACACTTTCATGATGCAACTATTACAGGAACTCCTACCGTAGACGATAACGTTATTAAAATAACTAAAGACAATTATTTAAAACTTCCCTCAAATGTTATTGATTTCGACAGCGATATTACAATATCCTTCTGGTATCGTTTTGATAATGAAGATGTAAATTATGGAAGATTGCTTTATTTCAGTAAAGAATTATATTCTGGAAATACTAATGATTCAATAATAATATCCAGAGATCAAAAAAATGAAAACTTGCGGTTTATCATAGAATCAACAAAAATTAATATTGATTTTGGACATACAACATCTGGTGATTTGATTCATCTTACATGGGTTATTCAAAAAAATGGCAGATGGATAATTTATAAAAATGGTGTTCAAATTTATAATAAAATTGAAATTTACCCACAAACAAATACTTATTATTATTCATATTTAGGTAAATCAAATTATGATAGTTCACAATTTAATTTTAATAATCAAGTTTCTTTGAAAGATTTTAGAATATATAATAAATATTTGTCAAGTTATGACATAAATATCATATGCAACGAATATAGTACTACGAGCATAGTGGCAAAAACTCATGAATTTAATCGTGATCCAGACATGTATGTGCGGTACAAATTTGATGGTGATTTTAAAGATAGTAGTGGGAATTATAGACACGGGACTGGGCACGAAAATCCAGCATTCGTATCTGATTCAAAAAAACAAGGTTCGCATTCTTTAGCATTAATTGGAGGAGGTGGAACTGATGTTGGACAGCATGTGTCGATTCCTTCTACAAATTTGTCTCTTTGGGAAGGTTTTACCATGTCCTTTTGGGTATATTTCGAAGACAATAGTGACAATACTCGTATTGTAGAATATGGAAATGTTGGTGATGCAGTAATGTACATGCACGTAAATGCAAATAATTTGGTGTTTTCTATGAAAAATGGCAGTACATCTTATCAACAATATGATGATATTGTAGAAAAACATATATGGAAACATTTTGCAATAACAATAGATAAATCGACACCATCCACTTGGAAGTTATATGTTAACTCTGTGTTTGTTGATAATAATTCTTACTTTGGTGACAACATATGGTTTCCTGACATTTCTTCATCAAAATTCCGTATAGGAAAAGATGTAAATGATGTTTTTATTCAACCAAGTATAACGGGTACTGGTACTATTCAAAGTATTCCCCACGAAGAAGAAACATATTGTGCCATTTTTACCG